TTGGCGCTTGTGGTGTGGCACGGTTTGCGTTTATCTTCCTTATGTGCCCCCCTATGTGTATTTTATTTTTGCTTTTCAATTTTTATTTTTTTTTTTTCAGCACCCCGCCGCCTGGTAGCTCTTGCCCAATTTGTTTTCTGTCTATGGTGTCTCTTACATAACGTCATTAGGTTAGCTTGGTCTAGCTTCTCTCCTCCGTCTTCTATTTCTTTTATGTGGTCTACCTCCTCGCCTGCTGTGACTATTCCTTCTTCTTCGCACCACTTACACAATGGATTCTCCCTTATATACCACTCTCTTAGTTCTTTCCATTGCTTGCTGTGGTAGAATTTATTGTTGTTTGAAATGTGTTCTTCTTTATATCCGTAACGTTTCCTTTTGCTTTTAGCTATCCACTTCGGCTGCTTATGCTGTGGAAGTTTCGGCATTAGTTCAGTATTTCGTTTTTAAGGGCAATGTAATTTTCTGGAGGTGCCTGGTAAAAAAATTCTACAACCGGTGGAACATCGTCCTCTATCCACTCCATTATCATTTCTAATAATGCTTCTGTTGCTTTAGTTGTAGCTTCTTCTCCAGAATCGCTTTCTTTTACGCTTACGGTAGCTTTTAAGACAGCCGTTACTTTTAACTCTTGCATTTACTTATAGTTTCTTATTACGTCCTCTATGGTCATTATTTCAATCCCTTCTTTATATTTTAGGTGGTGTTGCTCTTCTCTTTCTTTGTCGCTATTATAATTTGTTGGAGGTCCAAACATAAGTTGGAAACCAATATCGCTTTTAATTATTTTAGGTAAGTCTAACTCCAGACCGCTATGCTCTGTTCCTTTTCTTTTCCATATTACCTGGTGTTTAGTGGCCAGTGCCATCGATTAGAGTTTTATACTTTTCAACTATCTTATTCATTTGTGCATCATACCACAGCGTGAATTCAAACTCTTTTGCTTTAGGTGAGTTTTCCCAAACTCTATACATTACAGCTCTTAATCGTTGCGAAGGCGTCTTACCAGTAAATTCAAAGTCTGTTGTAAACTCTTCAACAGCTTTTAGTTCTTCGTTGCTTATCTTATCATCTGTACTTATTAAAACCATGCCTGGCTTCTTTCTAAGCTGAAAGATTCGCATCATTGTCTCTTCTGGTAGTTCTTGAGTATGTATGTTAATGCTTAAACTTCCGTCAGATAATGTAGAAACCTTATTGACTCCTCCTTCGAATATTACAGACTTTTTCATTTATTTAATCTTATTGTTGGTCAATATAAGTATTTGATTCTTAATAGTGAAGTGCTGTTAATAACTGTTGCCAACGTTTGTTTGTTAGCCCACTTCTTTTAGTTTATCTTGTATTTCTTCAATCAATAATTCATAATCGCCTCGTGTCATTTTGTTTAGCTGTTTGCTTTTAATCATTAACTCTTCAGCCTTACCTTCTCCATACTTTTCGTCCAGGTATACTCCAAACTTCCACTGTTGCCCCTGGTTCCATATATTACAAGACTGACACTGCACTTGCACGTTTTCATAATCCCACCTGGTTGAAAGGTGACGTCGACTTGCGAAGTGGCCTGCCTGCTGCTGCTTCCAATGTTTAACGGCACCACAGGTAAAACAACCCACAGTGCCGTCATGCTCAGCATAGCGCCTTCGAATATATTCGCTGAATAGTTTATCAGCTTTTGCTTTTAATTTAGTTACGCTTAGCTTTTTCAAAGTTTAGTTTTATTTGGTTAATCTTAACTTCTTTTAATATAACCGGTTTACTATTACCGTCAATTAAATTATCATAACCTTTTAACTTTTTTAATCCTCCGACCTGAGCGCCTCTTGTTGTAGTTAAAAAGCCTCGCCAGTTCCTAAAGTTTCTAAGCTTAGGATATGCGTGGACTTTTAAACTTTCGCCGTTGTTATTAGTAAAAAACATATAGTAAAACGTTCCGCCGTGTTTACTTTGTCTTTCTTGTATACCTTTAAAAGTTGCTTCAAATATCATATCTTATTTTTCTTTTACAAATGTTCCGTTTTTCATTTCACCTTTTCTATTGGCTATTTCTAAATAAGCCATTTCAATACAGTGCTCAATTGAAACTCCACCAAGTTCGGCTAAGTTTACTAAGACCACAACGCAATCGCCTATCGCGTCTACAAATTCGTCTTTGTCGTTTTTAAGTATCGCCTGGGACAATTCTCCTGCTTCTTCAAATAGTTTTAAGCATTGTGTTTTTGTGTCACCGTTGCGGTAAATTCCACGCTGTTTTGCCCAACCTCGGATGAGGTCAAAAGTTAAATTCTGTTTCATTTTATTATTATTTAGGTTAAATTTATATGCTTGTTTTAAGACTGTTTAGGAGCTCCGTATCGCATTTTCTATGTTCTGGAGTATGTTACCACTAGAATTTTTAGTTATTACGATACAGTTAATTCCCTTGATAGAAGTTTCTAACATATCATCTTAGCTTCAATTAGTGGCTCAGACTTATAATCTATAACTTTAAAGTCGTCAGGGTCTAGCTTTCCATCCCAGTTTTTAGCTTCCAATTTTGGTTTGCAATATCTTCCTGTTCTGTCCAATAGTTCGCGCGCTTGCTCTTCGTGTTCAACATACAAATGCGCGTTCGATAAACTCATGTGAAGCTTGCCTAGACTCAAATTTTGTTTATGCGCAAAGTAATAAGCAAACATTGCTCCTACAATAATATCATAAGGCAACCCTAGAAAAATATCACTACTTCTGAAGTTCATTACTGTGTGTAGCTCTCCATTAAATTTATAAAAGTCAAAACCAGTATAACAACAAGGCAATGGTTGCAAAGGTAACTCTGAGGGATTCCATAAAGTTATGTGCGCTCTTCTTGAGTGTTCCTTTTCTAATTCTCTTTCAACATATTTAATTTGGTCAACCCTACTATTAAAACTACGCACTTGATGCCCGTAAGAATAGTTTATTTCATTATCCTGGTTTGCCCACTCGTCCCACCATTTAATTCCATACTTATGTAAAAAATCAATATTTGTTTCTCCATTAAATATCCAGCAAAATTCAGCAATAGCTTTTTTCCAGAAGATTTTTTTTGTTGTAAGTATCGGGAAAAGACTGCCTTCTCTACCAAAAATAGATTCTCCTAAGTTTATAGTAAGCTGTTCATTTATTAGCGGCCTTATGTAACCATTTCTGCTTTTTACTTTGTAGCGACTTTGTAAAGCTTTTTCTACTAACATTTTATATTCTATATCTAATCCCATTTATCTGTTGTTTTTAAAATTATCTAATCCTGCTACATAGCCGCAAATATCCAGGAGCGTATCTTTTTTTGTTTGATATGCTAATCGAGAAACTTTCAAAGCAATCATACATTTGAAAAAGTCTTCTGTTGTTATTTCTTTCTTAGTAAGAATTGAAGCAACCTTAGCGGCTATTGCCATGCTTTCGTTCATTGGACCATACTCTCTTTCTTTTTCGCCTTTGCTTTCGTTAATTAGCTTATTAGCTTCCAGTAATATGTTTTTAAAATCTGTCTGTTGTTTCGCCATATTGGTCAAGTATTTCAATTTTTGTTATTTTAATTTTTACGTCTTTATTTTTTTTTATTGTTTTATTTATTCTACTAATTACCATTTCATCAGAATTTAATTCGTCAATGTTTTCTGTTGTTATAAAAGTTTTAGCTTTTCCAGAAAATACTTTTGGTCTGGCTGACTTTGTAGAATAATAATTAAAAAACAAATTAGCTTGGTAAATTGGTCTTGTCGCCATCAATTCTTTTTTTAAATTCTTTGTAATGTTTATCTGTTCTATGGTCAAAATATAAATAAAGACCTGTGTATGCTATTGCTAAAACAAGAATAACGCATACAAATGAGTGCAATGCTTCCATTATTTAATTAGTTTAGAATTATTTATTACTGAGCTTATTTGCTTTTGTTTTTCTTCGTGTAAACTCCAGGCGGTTAGTTGTCTGTTTTGTCTTCTCAATTGTTCAGACTGTTTGTGTTGTCTTAACCATTTATTCCACGTTCTCACATTTAAAAACACGCTAGACTCTTCACCTTCTCTTATAGACTTATGAAATACAAATCTTATTTCGTCCATAGTCATACCTCCGTAAGAATTTATCAAGTCGTTGTACAATAAGTTTGCGTTAAGTACAATAGTTTCCTTGTCCGGCTTTTGTCCTATTTCAATATAAGTTTTACTTATTAGGTCAACACACTCAAGCTTTAAACTTTTTTCGTCATGCTTAAAGCGGTAAAATACTTTTTCTGTTTTATCCATTGTTAATTATATTACGAGCTTCTTGCCAAGCATCAAACGAATTTTGAACTTTGCTCTTTTTAATTTCCTTTAACTCAAATAATCCTTTCCAACTATTTTCAACTGACTGCTCAATTATTTTTAACTGCAATTCTTTGTTATTATTAGACAACCTCAACAATTTTTTTAAAGCAGCTTTTTCGCCCATAGGTTTATAAACTAATCTAAACTGTTCTTTCCTATATTCTTTCCAATATAGCCAGGCTTCAACATTTATTTCTAACTGTTCTAACTGCTCTATATAATTATTGTTGTTTAATTTAATTAAGTCTTTAGTATTATTAGTATTTAATAGCTGTGCGTTTTCTTCATTAACGTTTTCTTCATTAACGTTTTGCACATACGGTTTTTCAAAGACTGTGTAATTATAACCTTTAATCTTACCAGCTTCTCTTATTTGCTCTCGCTTCATATAACCATTTTCTATTAACTCGTTCATCGCAGAATAAACAGCACGCTGGCCGTCTTTGTGCCACTTAATAACTTCACAAACAAATAGCTTCCAGCTATCTGGCAACGCTAGCAAGTGACACATAAGACCTTTAGCTTTTAACGAAAGACTTTTATTAAAAATGAATTCGTTGTTTATAGTTGTAAAATTCTTATTTTTCTTTACTCGAATTCTATTCATTTACAATTAGTTTATCGTTAATTTCATTTAGCTTTTGTAAGTAATAGCTTTTTTCATCAAGTAAAATTCTTTGACTATTAAAACCAGAATCATCAACAAGCGTATTTTTAATTTCTAAGTAATTGTCAGAATAAGCTTTGTCGTATTCTTTCAAGGTTTCATGAACTCGTAATTGATGAATTATAGTAGCATGATTTTTACCAAAATGTTTTGAAATTACCAGTAAAGGATAATTGTAGATTTCTCTTATTAAAACATAACATAAACGCCTGGCGTCTACTAAGTGTCTTAACCTGCTTTTGCTATATATATCGTCCACACTTATTTTTAAAACATAACTAACTGAGTCTATAATGTTTGCCATGTTTTTAGTTCTAGTGTTTAAGACTAGCTCTTTCAATTCTACACTATTCATTTTTTCTATATATTCCAAGGTTATATGCGTCCTGTATATCGTACCCATCTTTTGTCCATTTTTCCCACTCTTTACTACAGTCTTCATCTGTACCAGCAAAATCATGAAATTCTACCGGTGTTAAGTCATACGAATTTCTGTAAGTTGAAAGGTCTTTAGTTTTACTAACTCCGTAACTTCGTCCAGTTTTAAAAACTAAACGCCATTTGTATAATGTTTTATCTTTGCTCATTTTTAAAAAGGTAAGTCGTCAGTTGTTTTAACTTCATTAGAATCGCCATCTATTTTTTTACCAGTCATTGCAAATGCTGAGAATAGTTCTGCGGTTTCTAATATATCTTTCAAATCGCCACCATTAGCAATATGATACTCTACGGCGCATTTTAAAGAGCTCTGGCGAGCTATTGCTTCGCTTCTATCATTACCATTAGAATTAACAGAAGTTGCCTTAGAAGTCTCCGGAAGGCTTTCTGCGTACTCCTTAGACTGAGGCTTTATTTTCCAATAGCCATTGCTATTTTGCTCAGCAGTGTAATAAGCTACTTCACCAGGAATAAATTTATTTTGAGAATCACTTTTTGAAGAGTACTCCCCGCTGTCACCATTTTCAAAAGCTATTTCATACTTATAGAATAGTCCGTACTTTTCGCTGTTGTAAGTTCCGTTTGCTTGTGCACTAAGCACTTTAGAATTTTTAATCATTTTAATTTAGTTTTGTTATAGTTAAATAGTTTGTGTTTAATAAGTCTTCAATGAAGTTTTTCTCCGTGTCAAATCGTACCATTGACCTGTCCCATTTGTAACAACGCTTAGAAAATTCTCGCATGAATTCATAAACATTTTCACTTGGAATAAAACACTGAGAACGCATTTCTTTAACAAGGTCAACTTCATTAGTAGAAGAATAAATTATGTTTTCACTTTTAATATGAAAACGTTCGTAAAAATTAAGCGTTGTTTTGTACTGCATAGCGCTTGTTATGTAAGTCAATTATAGCTTTATTTCTTAAAGTCTTATAATCGTCTTCTTGTAAACCAATTATTTGAGGTAACGTAGTCAAATGATATTTGATGCCGTCTTTATTTTTAAAAACTTTATTGTAGTTATCATTAAACATTTTATTGTGTATTTCTTCTTCTGAAAAATACTTAGAGCCATAGCCACGCCTTCCAACTTTTAAGCTTGCGGTTTCAACAGTTTGGTTAGCTATTTCTTTTATTGACTTTTTAGGTTTCAAAACTTCTTTCATATTGTAAAGAGCTTTGTCCTGTAGCATTGCAAGTTTTGTTTCTAGAAGTTCAATGTAATCCGTTATTGTTTCTCTTTCTGTTTTGTCTAACTGTCCCAGGATAATACCCAGGTTTCTTTGCTTTTTCTTGTTCATTTTAATTTAGCAGTTAAGATGCCAGCTTTTAGTTAATAAATATAAGTTGCGTTTTTAATATTCTTAAGACGTCTTTTTCTTTTTATATTGGTTACATCAATATAAGCTTCCTCCCAGGATTTTCTAAAGTTTGTTTTTTTAGGTAAGCCTAAGAATAATTGGTCAACAGGTAGACCATAAGTTTTGTAACCTTCAAAAAGCATATCCCAATAAAAAGGAGAAGGGTCTGAAAGATTATAACTTTCATTTTTCATTTTGTATGCCATTGCTTTTACGACCTGGCCGTTAAGTTCAATATCAATATAGATTTTTGTATAGAAATTAGGATAGCCCTCTAATCGGTCTAAAGCTTTTTCGCACTCTGGTGTTATTTCCCACACAACACAATTAGCATATTTCTTAGGATTATTTGTGGGTAATATATCACCTACCCCTCTAAAGACAAATTGATAATTGGTTAGTGTCATAGTTCCAACAGGAATTGCAGCTGGACAACGCTTAGCCATTTGTAGCTTATTAGTGTTCATACCGTAAGCTAAATAATAAGTTGTGGTCTGTGTTTTCATTTTAAATTGTTTTAATCTTGTTTAATGTGTTTATTTATTTATTTAGTGTTAATGCTTAGGAAAAACGAATGGAGCTCTTAAACGAGCCCCAAACGCTTTCAAACAAACTCAAACTCTTCTGTTTGCTACAGCAAATTCAAATATTCCAGAAACGTCAAAACCGAAAGTTGTAGCACGTCCCATAAAAAATTTCATTGTTTTTCTGTTTTGGCCTCTTCCAAAAACCTCAACAACTGAATGCTTGAATTCACCTTTAGTTTTTTGTATGTTAGCTTTCTTCTTAGTTACATCGCACATATTAGTTAATAGAACTACCCAGTGACAAATCTTGTCTACGTCAAGTGAGCCACCATGCTGACGAAATTCTACTGTCCCGTAACGTCTAAAAGAAAATACATTTACTTTTCTGTAACGTGTGCTTAATAAGTTTTCTACATCGCTAAAGTCTTCGCAACGGTTAAGCTTGTTCCATATTGAATCAATATCTAAAGTTTGTGCCCAGCGTGAAGCTCTACGTGAAGGAGCAACCACCATATCAATTTCTTGTTCGTGCTTTCCGTAAAACTTAATGAGGTTAGTTAGGTTTCTTGTTGTATAATCGTTAACGCCTACGTGAACGTGAATTCCACAAGACTTGTTTACTTTACAACCTAAAGCTTCTAGTGTTGCAATTACTTTCGCTAATTCATCAAGACCTTCTTGACCTTGTAAAATTGGAGAGACAATTTCAAAAGCTCTAAAACCACGAGCTCTTTCTAAAGAAGAGTCAGTAACAATTTTCCAGTGGTCCATAACACGGTGAGTGTAACCTTCATAAGTGCAAGCTACATTTACTTCGTCTTGTAAAGTTCTTATTATTGTTAAATTAGTTACAGGTGATAGGAATTCAATTTCTACTCCGAAAGTTCTGTTTGATTTGATTTTTGTTTTCATAATTGTGTGTGTGTGTTTGTTTGTTTGTTGGTGTAAAGATATATAAAAAACATTACGTTGTTAATTATTCTTAACTTTTTTTTGTTTTTTTTTGATATTTCTTTAGTTTCCTAGATAAGAAGCTGTCAAAAGTTTTTTACAATTAGCTATAAAATTACATGTAATTTAGCTTATTTAATAAAAAAACCCCCTGAGAAATTACTCCCAGGAGGCTAACAAACACATAAACGTGGCTTATGAAAGGCCACATAACAACTTAATCTAATTCCATTGGTAATACTATTGGCAGCTTGCCGTTGTCTAATATCACAGCGCAAGATACAATATATTTTTTTGTAAAGTTTTTTGCGTATGCCATTGCATAAGAACGGTCGTCAACGCCACACCCAACCTGGACGCCGTAAAGTCTTTTGTCTTTATTACAATACCAATCAACAAAAGCTTCTGTATGTATGTGACCTTGCACAATTGAAGTCTGCCACTCTCGCACTCTTTTATTTATTCCTTTCCCTGAGCAACCTGTTCCGTGTGTATATAATACGCCGTCAATAATATGCTCATTAGCAAACTCCCAGCCAGGTGTTCCTAAAACTTCAGGATATTCTTTCACCCACTTTTTACTAATTCCACTTGAGAAAGTTTTCCTGGAAATAATCGCGTCATGATTTCCGATGCAGACCTTTGCTTTCGGCCATATTTTATACCAAGCTTGAACGGCATCTATTGCTCTTTCAAGTTCTTCTCCCGCAGAATAACCATCCGGGTCTTGCTCATGGTAACTGCTATAGTGGTTGTCGATTAAATCACCAATAAATAAAACTTCGTTACAGTTATACTCTTCATACATTTGCTGGCAGAATTCTAAATAACCTTCGCGAATAAAAGGAGCGTGTAAATCTCCAACTACTAAAAGTCTTCTTGAATCATTTCGGAGCTTTCTAATGAGCCCAATTTCTCTACCAGTTAATTCCATTATCTTTTTATCTTTTCGTAGCTACGACCTCCGAAATAAGCGCCTATCACAGTAATAAGCACGAGCTGTAATAAATCGGTCCATTTGTCTTCAACAACAAAAGCTATAACTCCCGCGTCAATAAAAATTAAAACAGTCGTGGAAAGCACTAGCCAGGCTAAAACCAAAGGGCGAATAGATTTGCTAAGCCATGAATCGCTTTTCATATCCGCCTCCCAGCGTTTTGTTACCTCTTGTTGTAAGTTACTTTCGAAGTCAAAAATCTTTTTGTTGATTTCTGCTTTAATCAATTCTTTTTCTTCAGCTGAAGTATGCACTTTGTCAATAGCATTTCCCACACTATCAATTAAATCTTTAGCTCCGGACTGAAATAGTTTTTTTAGTAAAGCCATATAGCATCATTTTTAGAAGAATCATTATCCACATGAATAAACGTTTTAGCTACGCCACAACGAGTAAAACCTGCCTCTATTAAGCTGCGTAATATCTTTGACCTTTCGTAGCTCGTGGTGCAATGTATATCGGCTGCACAACCTTTTAAGTGAGAAGAGCCAGGACGTCCGCCTACTTTTAAATTCCACTCTTTAGAACGATAGCCAGAGTTAATTTTAAAAGGTATACCCGCTAGCTCTCTTGCGGCATCAAGTTTTTTACAAAAACTCGCACACATTTCTTCACCGCTTCCAGGAATATCTGGACTATCAAACTCTTCTGTTGTAAAATACTTCACGATTTCTTTTTTATAAATTCTAGAATAATATCTATTTTCTTCATCATTTCATTGATATTATCTGCTGCTCTTTCATGATGCCGACTAAATTGGTTTTTGACCTCATAAAGCGAAAAGACCAGAAAGCGGTACAGAGCATATAAAGCACCTAGCAATAATACTAATGGCAATCCATATCCTTCTATTAACTTTAATACCTCTTCCATTATTTCTTACAGGTTTTACATATTCCAAAGCATAGCTTTTTAAAAGTCAAATAGTATAATAATTTGCATATAAAGTTTTTCATCTCTTATTGTGTTTACAGTTATTCAATGTTGCTATCTCTTTTTCTAGTTCGTGTATTTTGTCCTCACACTCGTTTAGAACCTTAATCTTTTTTTCAAGTCGTTTTTCAAGGACAAGAATATCTTCATCAAGCTGTGCTATTTGCGAGTAAGCAATTCCCATAGTAAAGATAATTCCTACTATCCATATTATATTTCCAACCGATAATGTTAAATCTTTTTGAATCATACTAGCACCAAATTACAATGATATTATTTGCCCTGGCCTCTTGATTTTTTCTTATAACCAGTTTGCCCTCTGCTTGCATTTTTACTGTGCACGCCAGGTCTTTTTTTTTTGGGCTTAGCTCTGAAATTATCTATTATTTTTTTTGCCATTTTTGTTTTTAATTAACTTGTCAGCGGTATAAATTATTGATAGTAACAATAGAATTATTTTAAGCACCATTTCAATCTGGGTAAAACTAATTGCTAAAGTTGTTATGTTAAGAGTTAAAACGTCTGCGCACTCTTTTAATAAAGTTTTCATTATTCTTCAAATTGTAAACCCACGTCTGCATACCATTTGACTCCACCAGCCTTAGTGCCAGTTCTTCTTATGCTCACAAAACAAACGTCTCCTGCGGCAAAAGAATTATTACTAGTTGGAGCATCAGTTAATCCAAAAACATGGTTTTGATTATTTTGACTTGTTAGTGTAAATTGCTTAATTGCTGTTAAAGTTACATTAGTAGTAGAATCAGTATTTGGTGTTATCTTCCAAACACTTATAACGCAATCATCGCCTGTACCCGCATCACTGCTAGCTGTTCCCCTTATTACTCTTAAAGTGCACCCAAGTGGCGCGATAAAAATTCCATATTGAGAAGCCCATCTATTTGGCTTGCTGTCTCCATTTGAAAGTGTAACAGCACTATTAACTGAATAGGTTGAAGTACCAAAAGCAGAGAGGTAATCATTTCCATTTGTGCCTGCTGTTAAATAAATACTTTGTTGCGCATAGTAACTTTTTTTTGCCCCATGTGCTAAAACATTTAAAGTGTTTATTGTTATCCTAGAGCCAATAGGAATTTCAATTGGAAAGTCTACGGAAGTAATTGACAAAGAAGTAGCTCCTCTAACTAAAGCTGAGCTAAGAACTACGTTTAAACTTTGTCCATTTGAGCCCGTTACAATTAACGAAGTGCCTGTGCCTAACTCAACGCCTGCATAAGCACCAATGGCGATACTTGTTGTTGCCCCACTAAAAGCGGTTGTTACTACTCCTATTGTAGTCATATAAGACTGTGTAAATGCTGCTAGTTTAAAAGCCATTTTTTTTTAAAAGTTAAAGCCCCACCCATTTGGAGTGCCGTGCCAGGTTTCAAAAATATTTTCTAGGATTAGTTCTAAAATTTCTTCTTCAGTTTGAGAAGCAACATCAAACATTAGCTCTTGCCACTCTCCTGAAGTTGTACCGCTTCTCGCTTCAAACGTGCAACCGTTGCAGATATATTTTTTTGTTTTGTAAAGCAAAACTTCGCCCATAGTCAAAACGTTCAAAGTCGTAGCTTCTGCTGTTTTTAAAACATTTCCTGTAATAACTTCCGTATTATCGTGGCGAATTCCTATAACATCAATTTGTCTACATACTGGCAAAACATTTCCTGTTACTGGAGTAGTCTCATTTTTTTGTTTCCATTTGATTCTTCCTTGTATCCAACCTCCATTTAAAAAAGTATCAGCACCGTTCCATGTATATATATTAGAAGCACTAAATGGGTCTGCTTCATTAGCAAACATTATTTCATCATCTATTACATCGCCGCCTTCTAATATAGCCCCTGAAGTATCATTTGTTGTAGTATATAAAAACTTTTCAACTTGAACTCCATCTCTATATAATCTAACATTTGTTGTGCCATATTGCAGGACGCCTTGGAAACCTGTAGCTGTTCCAGTTTGTTCTGTTTTTACATCAAAATCGCCAGAAGAAAACTGGGAGGTTTCATCGGACCAGGTGCCAGTGTTCCAGTTATAACCCATAATTCTGTAAAAGTTATAATATTCCATTTCGTTTACATTAGGCATTTCGTCCATGTGTGCAACCGTGTCCCAACCTAATGTAAAAGGCAAAGAAACATTTGTCAATCCTAAAGCTTGAATCCATGTGTAATTAGCGGTAGAAAAATCATCATAAACCTGGCGAACATTAGTAGTCCATTTAAACTTACTGGTCGCATCATCCCAATACATATACTTATCTCCTAGCTTTATAAAATGGTTTATCCACACAATAAAATCTGTGGAGGCTAAACTAGGAAAGTTTGTAGGAGCTAGGTTAGTTGTTATTTTTACAGTAGAATCTAAAGTAAACGTGTATAATGAATTCGCTGTTATAGCAGCAGTATGAGTGTTCGTATAATCAGCAGCCACTGGCGTATTGTCACCGTTTAAAGTTTGAATAAGAGCCGTTGACCAACTCAAAGGAGAATGAGGAGGGAGCTTTTTAACTTCTGTATTCATTTTGTTAATAGGTCGCTGGAAGGTAGACACAAAGCCTTGTCTTCTAAAAACAGAACCTGCGTCGTTAATATCCCCTGTAATAAACGTGCCGCTTGTCCCGCTTGCAATTATTGTTAAATTTTTATCGTAAATAGTATGCGGTTGGTTTGTTGTTCCATAATAAAAAGGCACTGATAGTTGTTCTATTTTCCACAAACCTTTATATTGAAAAAGTCGAGCATTGAATGTTTTTAAAATTTGCTCTATAGTATCATAAACAGTTTTGAATTGAAAAGTTCCGTCATTGTTTTGTCTATAAAACGCATTGGACTGTGCAGCGTTTTTATAAAAAGGGCACTGCTGTCCTGCCGTTGTATCTTGCTCTTCCCAGTTGTGTTGACTCCATAAAAACTGACCACCTACAGAAATGAATTCTTCAGTAGGAATTATTGCCAGGCCTCTTATTATTAAAGAAATAAAATTGTAAATATTACCGGAATAAGTAGTGCCTCCGTTTGGAGGAACATGAAAGTTTTCTACAGACTCACCGTTTATATTAAAGACATTTGTAAGGCCACTAATATCTTTTACCTTCAAATAATTTATACCGTCAATTGCTCTTAATTCATGAATCTGTGGATAGTATTTGTCTTCAAACTGCATACCTTCAATCTCCATCATCCCATGCCACCAAAGGTCACCACCACTTAAAGCGTTGTAGTCTTTAATTATTTTAACTAAATACTTTCCTGGCTGTGCGTCAATAAGCCCTCTTAAGAAAGTATCGTCGTCTGAGTCTTGGCTATAGAAACCAAAAATAACTTCGCTAGAACGAATAGGCGTAAGACCCCCTTCTCCTTCTCCTTTCCAATTTAAAGAAAAACCATCAGAGCCTGTTCTGAATTCTTCGCTCGTTCCAGTAAAATTTTCTTCGTGAATTTCTATTCTCCAACCTTGTCCAAAGTCGTCTAAAAATTCTGCGTGTCTTTTTCTTCCGTATGCCATTTTAAAAAGTTGCTAGTTTTCTATTATATCTTTGGTTGCTCAAATGTATATCTGCCCCTTTAATTACGCCTTCTACAATAACTCTTCCAGAATTACCTATCATATTTTTAAGCTTAGAAAGCGGAGCAATAACCTCAGGGTCAACTCCTGCATTAGGGTTATCACCAACAAGCGCGGCTGTAGGCCCAAACGCTAAACCCCCTTCGGCTAACGCTGGAAGCGGCTGCGCTTTAATCGCGTCAACCTGGGCTTTAGCTAATCCTCCAATTAGTACACTAGCTGCAATGTTAGCAGGGAAAGGTACAGAGGCTAATGTTTTTGCTATTGCTACACCAGCATCTACTAAGGCCGTAAATATTGCAAACTTTTTATCTGACTTTGCTTTTTTACGTGTTAATGATTTTCTTTCGTCATCAGCTGCTTTTTCAATATCAATTATCGCATCTTCTTTTTCTTGAGCGCTAAGCTTACTATTTTCAATTCTTTCAATATCTTTCTGTTCTTGCTGGTTGAGTCTTTCCATATCAGCATTGAACTTCATATCTTCAATCGCTTTAATTTCGCCCATAAAGCCTTTAAAGCGCTCTAATGCTCCTGCTATTCTTTCGCCTGTAGTTTCTCCCCAGCTAGTCCATGTAGCCTTCATGCCATCAACAATTTCTGTATTCTTTTCAGATATTTCTGTAAGTTTAGTAGTGGCTTCTTCTACCGCACCATCAGTTAGCAAAGACATATCCAGTATTTCTCCGCCGCCGCCGCCGCCGCCATCAAAGACTCCCATTAAAGTGTCTTTCATTTTACCACCCATTTCTTTCAGTTTGTCTATACCTGCATCAATATCTTCCTCAGTAACATATTCAACCGGTTCTCTATTGCCTAACGTATTATCTATAGCGGTAGTTAAATTATTAGCAAGAGTTTCTCCGTGTTCTTTAATAGCAGTCTTTAAAGCAGGGTTTTGCCTTGGGTCAAACGTAGCACCAAGCGAGTCCCCTATTTGTGTAAACCCTTTTTTGAAGCGGTCCATATCAAAAGTAAACACTCCTGCAATTAAATCACCAATACCTCCAAATAAACCTTTAATGTTAGCCCCTAGTTCTTTTAATAATATCCACGTTGTTTTTACAAAAAACATTACGTTAGCATAGGCGGTTTTAAAAGCTAAAGTAATTCCTTCAACAGCTCCTCTAAAAACAATTGACTCATTATATAAGTCGATAAAATAATTGATTACGTCAACTAATACTTTTTTTACAGCAGACCAGTTATCAAAAATAAGTTTCCCTATTGCAACAAGTGCCGCTATTTTAAGAATTATAGGAAGACCTACTGTTCCAATCAATGCAAATAGTTTCCCAAAGACTACCATTAAAGGACCAATTGCTGCGGCGATTAAACCTAAAGCAACGCCTAGTTTTTTTTGCTCACTTGATAAATTAGTAAAGTGTCCAATTAGTTTAGAAGCAAACCCCATGAGCTTTTCAAATATAGGCACAAGCACTTCTCCTAACTGAATTAGTAAACCTTCAAATTGACTTTGTAATTCTTTTAATGAGCCACCTAAACCAGAGCCCATAATATCAGCCATATCTTGAGCTTCTCCTTTAGAGTCAATAAAGTCAGCTGTCAAGTTTTTTACAGCATCCCCATTATTAGCTAAGATAGTTGCAACGGTTGCTCCACGCTTGCCAAACATTTCCATCGATTCCGCAAGAGGGCTGGTGGAGTTTTGTATTTGGTCCATAGCCTCGCTCATGGTCATACCTTCTTTTTCAAGGTCAAGGAATATGTTTCTTAAAGCTGTACCAGCTGTGGAAGCTTCAACCCCATTGTTAACCAACACTCCGAGTATTGCTGTTGTCTGTTGTAAACTTGCTCCAGCACCTTTTGCAACAGGAGCTACAGAGCTCATAGCTGTTTCAAACTTATTCATATCAAGCGCCGAAGAGCTAAACGAATCAGCCATCACATCGGTTATCATACCCATTTGAGAAGCTTCTAATCCGAAGGCCTGCATTGTTTTTGCAGCTACCTCAGCGGACTGAGCTAAGTCTGAATCTGTTGCTTGAGCAAGTGCTAAGATACTTCCAGTGGAAGCGTTTATTTGTTCAGGTGTTAGACCTAATTTAGAAAGCTCTAATTGTAAACCCGCAACCTGAGAAGCGGTAAACATAGTTGTTGACCCTAATGCTTTTGCGTTATCCTCAAGCGCTTTAAAGGTTTCCCCAGTAGCTCCAGAAATTGCTTTTACCTTTAGCATTTCTGACTCAAAGTCCATGAAAGTTTTTCCAGCAATAGCACCCATTGCAACAATAGGAGCAGTTACAGAAGCCGATAAACTGCGGCCCATGTTTTGCATTTTCTTCCCGACTCTAGTTAGTCTGCGGTTGACTTTGTTTATTCCTTTTTCAAACCTCGAAGCGTCTAATCCAAGAAATATATTTAAGCCTTTTTTAGCCATTTTTTTTACAGTTTAGGTCTATTTTATACACTCTTTTTAAAGCTGTTTAGGACGTT